AAGCCAAGCTAAAACATCCTTTGGTTCCTCTCTGTTGGCGGATTCTGAGCATATATGCTCTATGCCGGGCTGCAGTAAAAGTTTACAAGTTGAAGACATCGATAATAACACTGTTGAAGACTATGAAGCAGCTCGCATAGACAACAGTAAAAGTGTTACATATAAATCTTTTATAGCTCTATGCCATGACTGTTTTCAGAAATACGCCTTTAAACATACTAAAGTTGAAGAAACAGCGTTGCAAGCCATTAAAAAAGTGCAGATGCAAACCCGTGATTCAAAAAATGTGCTTGACACAATAGGTATTGAAAAAGGTATCAGTCGGGTTGTTTCCAATCTCTCAAGAGCAAAACCTAAAGATTTTATTGAAATTAGTTATGAGGCTCTGAGTGTATCCGAGAAAATTGATGAAGGAAGTCACAGCATATTACTTAACCAGGTTACGAGCGATGTAACTAAATATTTCTTGTTTGTTGAGAAATCAATGCAAGATGCGGCGAGGAAGAAATTGTTCAATGATCTTTTGCTGAGGGCACAAATAAAAGCCGCATATGAACAGCTTGCGGATAAGAAGTATAGTCCCGAGCAAATTTATACTGCTTTATCAGAAAAATTGCGTGCCATTACCAAGCAGGATATCTTTTATTGTTACATCGTGATTGCATATTTTATACAGTCGTGTGAGGTGTTTGATGCTTTTACCAAATAAACTGTTTTCATATAGTGAAACAGCGCTCTCAAAGATTCCTTATGTACTAGAAGTGCTGGATGAACCTCTTTCTCCATACGAGATATTGCACAGTATTGGTGGAGTACTGGGCGGTCCTTTGGAATTAATATATGCACTAGACATTCTCTATGCACTGGGTGAAATACGATTAATAGAGAATGAAGGGAGGATTACCAGATGCTCAAAAAAATAAGCTGTGAACTTTTTAAAGTGAATGGGCAAAAAAGGAGGCCTATTCGATTTCATAAGGGATTGAATATTATCCTGGGCGGAGGAACAGGAGTAAACTCCATCGGAAAATCAACAATGCTTCTCATCATCGATTTTGTATTTGGTGGAAATGCGTACCTTTCAAGTGATGCTGTCAAACAACTCGGAAATCACAACATTGAATTTGTTTTTGAGTTTGACGGCATCGATTATCGATTTGTTCGTAGTACTGCACAGGCGAATAGTATTTTTAGAGTTGATGAGAACGACAATATTCTGAATGAGATTGACCTGCAGGATTTTACTGATTGGCTATGTAAAAAATACAAGATGGATTTGCCAGGTCTTAAATTCAGAAATACAATCAGCCGTTTTTTCAGGATTTATGGGAAAAAGAATTATGACGAATTTCGCCCGCTACAAGATACCGGGCAATCAGAGAATCAAGAAAAAGCGATCCGCGTTCTTGTTGCTCTTTATAATCAGTATGCTGAGATTGAAGCCTTCGAACTGCAACTAAAAACCGCTGAGGCTAGAATAGATGCTTTTCGTAAAGCACGAAGATATCAGTTTATTCCGTCTGCTGTTGATGGAATGAAAAAATATGAAGAAAACATCCAGATAATTTCTGAACTGAAAAGGAAAAAGTCAGAATTAGAGTTGAGCGGCGAGCAATCTTTTAGTGAAGAAGAAGTCAAGAAGGCTGAACAAACTAATGAATTGCGGATGGCAATTCAGGATGCCAGGCGGAAACTTCGACACAAAGAAAATGATCTACATTTAATAAGTCTTAATCTTACTCAAGGAGTATATCCGACAGAGGCGGATTTAAAGAATCTGCAGGAGTTTTTTCCGGAAGCAAACCTGGCTAAAATTTTGGATGTTGAGCGTTTCCATAACAAGATTCAGGCCATTTTGCACGATGAGCTGGAAGCTGAACAAGAAAAAATTAAAGAGGAAATTCAGCCACTTAAAGAAGTAATTGAAAGTCTGCAGAAGGCATTAGAGAACATCCAACCGTCGATGGCTTTTAGCCAGGAGTTTTTAAACACTTACACAGAACTCGACCGCAGGATTCATAAATTAGAAGATGAAAACGAAGCTTTTGAAACAAGAAACAGATTACAAAATGAGAAAAAACAAGCGAGTGATCGCCTTAAGTCCCAGACAGGAATGGTGCTTAACGAGATTAATTCTAAAGTTAATAGCAGTATGGCGGAGATTAGTGATGTTGTTTCCCAAGGATTGGACAATCCTCCGGTACTCAATATTAAGGAGTACAACAGCTACTCTTTTGAAACACCCAAGGATACCGGTACGGGAACTAATTTTAAGGGGATGTTGATTTACGACTTGGCTACGCTGAGAAATACTGTTCTGCCGGCTATGGCACATGACTCGTTACTCTTTGTAAATATTTCTTATGAGACGGTGGAGCGAATTTTACAGCTATATGCAAACGAGACAGACAAACAGATATTTATCGCCTTTGATCGAGCTGATAGTTATGACAGAGAGGCACAGGACATTGTCAAAAAGAACACCGTTTTGAAACTTGATAATGATGAGGAGGCATTGTTCGGATGGAAATGGAGCAGGAAAGAAACACCATGAGAATTCAATATAACAAGCTGTGGAAGCTTTTGATTGATAAAGACATGAAAAAAGTCGACTTAAAAAATGCGGCAAAGATTAGTTCAAACTCGATTGCAAAGCTGAGTAAGAATGAGCCGGTACGTATGGATGTTCTCATGAAGATTGCCATCGCTTTGGATTGTAAGGTGGAAGATTTGTTTGAGACAGTGATTACTTGAGAGTAAAGCCTAGTTACTCGTTGTTTTTGCAAAAAAGGGTTTCTAAAGGAGGACTCAATATGGTATAATAAGTAAGATTATAGCTATTGTAGAGGGTCATGTGTGGTCTGCCTGCTATCCTGAGCCTCTCTTTTCTGTGATTAATTATGAAAGAGATTGAGGGAATTGGGTTATCTCTTTTCTTTCATCGTATGAGCACATTATGTTATCAGATGATACAATAATTTTACTTAGGAGGTGGCAACAGTTATGGTAAAACGATCAAAAATTAAACTCGCCTTTTCTTGGCTCATTGCTTTTGTCTTAATATTTAGTCCTTTGGTTTCGACCTTTATGCCTATCGCTGCAGCAGAAACATCTGGAGATTTTGAAGTTTCGGTCAGTTATGATGCAAATGGCGGTAGTGGAGAAATGAAGCCGCTTACCGTGGCATGTATGGAATACATTACATTGCCTGAAAACGGATTCATAGCCCCTGAAGGGTGCACTTTTAAAACCTGGGATATAGGTGGAACGGAATATGCTCCCAATGAAGAAGTGCAAATTCGTTCTGATACTGTAGTTAAAGCCGTCTGGAAGGATGTGTCAGAAGTTTCAGAGGAGAGCGATGTAGGTCCTAGTGCTGAGGCTGAGCCAGCTGGGTCGGTGGATGTAGAGCTGCCCCAGACGGAGCTTCCAGAAGAGGGTGTTGGTAATTCTGCTGAAGGGGCTGATGGCTCGCAGGCGGAAGTTTCAGAGGGAAGTGGTCTTCCTGCTTCCTCGGAAATGTCCAATTCGGAAAGTGCTAGCAGTGAAAAGCCGGATCCAGGGGAAGCAGAAAAAGCCGGGCTTGATGATAATCCAGACCATTTGCTTGCACCGGATGATTCGCCCTACGGTGGAGAGATTGACTATGGTATTTTTCCCGTCGTGTCATTTGGCGGTGTGCGGATGATGCGTTCGATGAACACTATGGCTGCCAATAACTCCCCAGTCATCGGAACAGACCACCCGACACAGCCCGGCGAAGTCATGCTTTTCAAAGAGGCGAAACCCATTGCCGGGATTGTTAATACCTGGGAAGTCACCTTAAGAATTGAAGGGAAAGATACGAGAGAGACATCCGATGTTGTCTTGGTGATCGACCGATCCGGGTCGATGAATGATCAAGGTCGTATGGCAGCAGCTCAGCAAGCAGCTAATGCATTTGTAGACGAGTTGCTACCGTCCGATACTACCCGAATCGCTGTGGTCTCTTTTTCAGGGGATGTCACGACGAATCAGGGGCTAACCAACGATGCTACAACTCTGAAATCTGCCATCAATGGTCTTAATGCAAATGGCGGGACCTTTACTCAAGCGGGTGTGAAGCAGGCGGAGGCTTTGCTCGCCAACTCAACAGCAGATCACAAGCATATCGTCCTTTTGTCGGACGGGGTGCCGACCTATTCTTATGAGATTCCCGATAGTACGGTTCGTAGAGATGGCTACGTACATGATGGTTCTGACTATGTTACAGGAACAGGCTATGCCTCATCGGCCTATGGAACATCTAGAGTAGGCAACGGCAGCAGTATTTACTATTATATTGAGCGGTATCTGTTTGAACGAGCTTACTACAATCACGGCAACTCTGCCATCGCGGAAGCTGGCTTTGCCGGTGTTGCCGGCTATAATGTCTACACCATTGGCTTGCAGACGGGTGGCACCGGTAGTGACGTTCTCAGTCGCATGAAACAAAATGACGGTACTTTTACAGAGGTTTCAGACGTCAGTCAATTAGACCCGGTATTCCAGGCAATTGCTGGTCAGATTGGTGCCGCCGTTAAGGAAGCTGCCGTTACCGATCCGATGGGAGCGGGATTCCAAATTCCCGCGGCTAACGTTAGTGGCATTATAACCGTCCCGGCAAGTCCACCTGCCACATATAACGCAACTACTAAGAGCATCAGTTGGAATCCGGGAACGCTGACAACTCCAATTGAGCCAGGCAGCGATATCAAATACGCAGAACTGAAATATACGATTGAGATCAATGACGATATCCTGGCTCAGACTCCGGATGTAAATGGTGAGTATCCGACCAATGGCAGTGCGCAGATACAGTACACGGACGCAGGTGGAAATCAGCAGACCGGCACTTTTCCGGTGCCGAAGGTCAACCCTGTGCTGTATAAGGTCGTCAAAGAACTTCAGGACAAAGACGGCACTGTTATTACCGCTGACCGGAGCTTTACTGTTCAGGTGACAGGACCCGGGGCAGGTGGTGCTGCCACTGTCCGTAGTTTCACACTGAACACCAATACGGAGAGCAGTACTAAACTGATGACCGACCTAAGGTATGCTAGTACCTATACCTTTGAGGAGACGGGAAATCTGTCCGACTACGATGTGAGCTATTACGTTGATGGTGTGGCGGTTTCCGGTGCCGACAGAAAATTTACAATCACTGACGGCAATACGGCCGATGTCGAAGTAAAGGTTGTCAATAAAGAAAAGCCGGGAACGCTAACCATTACCAAGGTCCTAGATCAGTCGGTGGTATCCGCAAAGAGCGGCACCCGAGCGGCTGTATCGTTCTCTTTCTCGGTCACGGGACCAAATAGCTATAACCGGACGTTCGACTTACCGGACAATGGATCTTGGACAAAAACGTTGACAAATCTGGTCAAAGGAACATATACGGTGACTGAAACAACCACCGGCTATACCACCAGCGTGCAAGTCAATGAGAATCCTTCGGTCTCAGGCAACAGTGCGGATGTAACCATCGACATCGGTGCACTCAATCAAACAGTGACGGTCACTAACAAACAGACCGAGAACATGAGCGTCACAGCCACCAAAACATGGGTGAATGCACCAACCGATAAGCCTGATATCTGGTTTCAACTGATTCGCATAAACAGCGATAACAGCGAGACCAAAATAGGAAGCCCCAAAGCGGTTATCAGCAATACTGTATCCTGGAATCAGACAGATGTAGGATTAGGTGAATCGCTGCTCCGCTATGACGAAAACGGAAATGAGTACATCTACAAGGTGCAGGAAGTGGACGCCGACGGCAACGACTTTGTGCCGGGAGGATTTTCAAAGATAGAAGATGGTTTGAACGTTAAAAACAGCTTCTACGAGACAAATCCGGCTGACATCACTTCCCTGCGTTTTGAAAAAACATGGGCGGGTGTTCCTGAGGGGATGACTCCTCCTGACATTACGGTACAGGTGATGGCGAATAATGAGGTTTATGCAACGGCTACCCTCAGGTATCCCGACACTGTAGTGGAATGGAAGAATCTGCCTTTGCATGATGCTGATGGTAATTTGATTACTTACACCATCAATGAGCTGGGCATCAATGACTTCGACGAGGGGACTCCTGTTTACACTGAAAGCGTGATAGAGAATGTTTATTGCGAGCCGTCTCAAAATCAAACAGACTGGTCATTGCAAAATCCGGCTTTTATTATTACGCGTTTAACGAAAAACGGACCTTTTGTTGTATGGACCCTAAACCATATTCCGCAAGCGGAGCGTGTTGCTATGTTGCAAAATGTTATAGCAGCTTCCCAACCAGATAATTTCAAGCAGCCACTGAAAGACTTGGGGCAATACTTAGACGGAGGTGGTGACTACTTTGTTTGGTTGGAAGGTGCTAATGTTTCTCGTGACATCTTGCCGAACGATCAGAGTGCGGGGCAGATTACCATTAACATTACTTTCAATACTGACGGAACGGTGAATGCATCGACTATTCACTATCAAGGTGAAAACACTTGGACGCACTTTGCTGTGGGCGGCTATTCATCGAAACTAGCCAAGATTACCAATACCTATAACCAAGAAACGATTGACATCCCAGTCACCAAGACCTGGGAAGACAACAACGACCAGGACGGCATGAGACCGGCGTCCATCACTATTCGTCTATTAAAGAACGGCACGGAGATTGCTTCCAAGATCGTGACGGAAGCGGACGGCTGGGCATGGAGCTTTACCGACCTGCCGAAGTATGAAGCGGGCGAGCTCATCACCTACACCATCACCGAAGATACGGTTTCTGAGTACAGCAGTGCAGTCTCCGGTTACAACGTGACCAACACACACACACCGGGCAAGACCAGCGTACAGGTAACGAAGGCCTGGGCGGACGGAAACAACCAGGACGGCGTGAGACCTGAATCGGTCACCATCAAGCTCTTAGCTGACGGGGTCGATACAGGCAAGACCTTGGTACTGACAGCAACCAACAACTGGACGGATACCTTCACGGATCTTGATGAATACAAGGCCGGTACGAAGATTGTTTACACGATTGAAGAATTGACCTTGGGAAGCGGCTACACCAGTGTCATCACGGGTGATGCGGCAACAGGCTTTGAGGTAACGAATACAAAGACACCGGAAGTTGTTGACGTAAGCGGAACCAAGACCTGGGAAGACAACAACGACCAGGACGGCATGAGACCGGCGTCCATCACTATTCGTCTATTAAAGAACGGCACGGAGATTGCTTCCAAGATCGTGACGGAAGCGGACGGCTGGGCATGGAGCTTTACCGACCTGCCGAAGTATGAAGCGGGCGAGCTCATCACCTACACCATCACCGAAGATACGGTTTCTGAGTACAGCAGTGCAGTCTCCGGTTACAACGTGACCAACACACACACACCGGGCAAGACCAGCGTACAGGTAACAAAGGCCTGGGCGGACGGAAACAACCAGGACGGCGTGAGACCTGAATCGGTCACCATCAAGCTCTTAGCTGACGGGGTCGATACAGGCAAGACCTTGGTACTGACAGCAACCAACAACTGGACGGATACCTTCACGGATCTTGATGAATACAAGGCCGGTACGAAGATTGTTTACACGATTGAAGAATTGACCTTGGGAAGCGGCTACACCAGTGTCATCACGGGTGATGCGGCAACAGGCTTTGAGGTAACGAATACAAAGACACCGGAAGTTGTTGACGTAAGCGGAACCAAGACCTGGGAAGACAACAACGACCAGGACGGCATGAGACCGGCGTCCATCACTATTCGTCTATTAAAGAACGGCACGGAGATTGCTTCCAAGATCGTGACGGAAGCGGACGGCTGGGCATGGAGCTTTACCGACCTGCCGAAGTATGAAGCGGGCGAGCTCATCACCTACACCATCACCGAAGATACGGTTTCTGAGTACAGCAGTGCAGTCTCCGGTTACAACGTGACCAACACACACACACCGGGCAAGACCAGCGTACAGGTAACGAAGGCCTGGGCGGACGGAAACAACCAGGACGGCGTGAGACCTGAATCGGTCACCATCAAGCTCTTAGCTGACGGGGTCGATACAGGCAAGACCTTGGTACTGACAGCAACCAACAACTGGACGGATACCTTCACGGATCTTGATGAATACAAGGCCGGTACGAAGATTGTTTACACGATTGAAGAATTGACCTTGGGAAGCGGCTACACCAGTGTCATCACGGGTGATGCGGCAACAGGCTTTGAGGTAACGAATACAAAGACACCGGAAGTTGTTGACGTAAGCGGAACCAAGACCTGGGAAGACAACAACGACCAGGACGGCATGAGACCGGCGTCCATCACTATTCGTCTATTAAAGAACGGCACGGAGATTGCTTCCAAGATCGTGACGGAAGCGGACGGCTGGGCATGGAGCTTTACCGACCTGCCGAAGTATGAAGCGGGCGAGCTCATCACCTACACCATCACCGAAGATACGGTTTCTGAGTACAGCAGTGCAGTCTCCGGTTACAACGTGACCAACACACACACACCGGGCAAGACCAGCGTACAGGTAACAAAGGCCTGGGCGGACGGAAACAACCAGGACGGCGTGAGACCTGAATCGGTCACCATCAAGCTCTTAGCTGACGGGGTCGATACAGGCAAGACCTTGGTACTGACAGCAACCAACAACTGGACGGATACCTTCACGGATCTTGATGAATACAAGGCCGGTACGAAGATTGTTTACACGATTGAAGAATTGACCTTGGGAAGCGGCTACACCAGTGTCATCACGGGTGATGCGGCAACAGGCTTTGAGGTAACGAATACAAAGACACCGGAAGTTCCTATAGTTCCACCAGAGCCAAAAGATCCGGAAGACCCTGTTCTTTTAATACCTAGAACGGGAGAAGATGGAGGCATTTATCCGTGGGTCGGTGTGATGTTATTTTCGATAGCAGGGCTATTACTCTCTGTTCGAAAAAAATTGAAAGCAGATAGAGACTAGTGTAGAGCTTATCAGTAAGCACTAAGAGAAAGGGAGCAGGAGACTTTTCTTGCTCCCTTTTTTCGCCGATCGAGAAATTTAAGAAAATAAGGCAGGTGGTTGTAATCAATAAAACATATATTTACAAATTGCTCGTTGTGTTTTTTGCCCTACTTCTCAGTTTCTCTTCTTATATGGTGGCTCGACTATATATACAGGGGCAAGAAGAGCAAGCAGCCTTCGATCAATTGACAGATAGCGTCATCAGCCAGAATGATACTTTTACTTCTGAATATGAAAATAGTGATGGGATGCAAACCACTTCTAAATATACAGAGTATTTGTCAATTTATAAAAAAAATAATGATTTTGTTTGTTGGATAAATATCGATGGTACGCTCGTAAATTATCCCGTTATGTACACGCCGGATGATCCTCAATATTATTTACGCCGTGCCTTCGATAAGAGTGATTCACAAAGTGGAACACCTTTTGTTGGCGAAGGCGGAAATATCAATAGTGATTGCTTTATTATATACGGTCATAATATGGACAACGATAGCATGTTTGGAACCCTGGATCGTTATAAAGAAGCTGCCTTTTATAAAAAAGCATCTACATTTACAATTACAACGCTAACAGAAAGACGTACTTATGAAGTGTTTGCAGCGATTGAGACCTACGTGTCTGATGAAGAAGGACTTTATCCCTATAAGTATTCAGGAAACATAGATCTAAAAGATTATGATGATTTAACCAACTGGCTTCTGGATCATGCTTTGTATGATACAGGGGTATTTCCTTCATACGGCGAACAAATCGTATTGTTGTCTACGTGTAGCTACCATACAAAAAATGGACGCTTTGTCGTGGCTGCACGACGCATTTCTTAAAAGGTCAGTAGATAAGAAAAAACCTTATTGCCCAAAACCGCATAACTTGTCCAAGGGGATAATGAGAGGATCATTATCCCTTTTGTTTTGCTCCTCTCGAAAATTATCGAAAGGAGTTTTTTATATGAACAAACTCATTTATGTCTGCTCTCCTTATCGGGGAGATATCAGGACCAACACGGAACAGGCCAAGGGATACTGCCGAAAAATTGTTCAAGAAGGCGGTATTCCCATCGCTCCTCATCTTCTCTTTCCGCAGTTTATGGATGACAGCATTGCTAGCGAGCGAGAGCGAGCAATGGAGATGAACCTTGAAATTATGCGCCACTGCGATGAGGTTCATGTCTTTGGCCATCAGATTAGCTTCGGGATGTTTGAGGAAATACAGGCGGCAAAGAAGCTAGGCATCCCTGTGGTGCAGGAGGAAGTCGAATGAAACTAACCATTTACACAGCAGATACCTGCGGACAGGAATCAAATGTCTACTATCCGAACAGGCTTGATGTAACGGACGAAGCGGCTTTCAAGGATGCGGTCTCCTTTGACCATGTGGCGGCAAGGTATCAAAACAACTATCGCAGCAATGCAAACTTCATTGAATCCGATCATATCAGCATGGACTGTGATAACGAAAAAAGCGATGCTCCTGAGACTTGGATTCTACCTGAGGATATCCTAAGTCTCTTTGAGAGTGTCTCTCTCGCTATCGCTACCAGTAGAAATCACATGAAGGAAAAAGGCATAAGATCCGCAAGGCCGAGATTTCATGTCTACTTTCCCATCCCTGAAACAAGAGATAGCGAAGGCTATGCACAGCTCAAAGAAGAACTCGCAGACCTCTTTTCTTTCTTCGATGCCGGAGCTTTGGGAAGTGCTCGGTTTATGTACGGAAATCCCGATACGGAGGTCATTTGGCGTGAAGGAGATCAGCTTATCACGGACTTTATCCGAGACGATTTTGCCGAGTGGGATGAAGCGCAAAGCGAGATTCCGGAAGGTTCAAGAAATAAGACACTTTCACACTATGCCGGCCGCATCATCATAAGGCTTGGCGCAACGGAGGAAGCCCATGAGATGTTTCTTAAAAAGGCTGACCTTTGTAATCCTCCGCTTCCGGATCATGAACTTCAAACCATCTGGCAGAGTGCGATGCGCTTCGGAAAGAAAGTATCGGCACAGAAAGGCTATATTCCTCCGGAAGAATACGGCAAGGATTTCTCACTTATGCCGCCCGATTTTTCAGATATCGGTCAGGCTAAGGTCTTGACCCGAGAAAAAGGCGAGATCCTCGTCTACACCGATGCGACAGACTACATGACCTATAACGGTACGCATTGGGAGGAATCAAGGCAAAGAGCGGTCGGTGTCTGTCAGGATTTTTTGGATAAGCAGCTGGAAGAAGCAAAGGCTGTGCTTGGAAAAGCGACAAAGCTTCTCACGGAATCAGGGGTAACCCAAGATCTCATTCAGGCAGGCGGCAGGACGCTGGAGAAAGCTATCGAGCCGGAACAAAAGAAGACATTTGATCTGTATCGAGTCGCCCTTGCCTATAAAAACTTTGTCATGAAAAGGCGTGACATGAAGTATGTCACTTCCGCACTTCAGGCGGCAAAGCCCATGCTCCTTAAAATGATTCAAGACTTTGACAGTCAGGATTTTATGCTGAATACGCCTACTGCTGCCTATGATCTGACAAAAGGCCTTCAAGGAGCGGTGCCACATAAGCCTGAAGATTATATGACGAAAATCACTCTGGTCTCGCCCGATACGAAAAACGAGAAACTCTGGCTTGATGCGGTCTCGGGCTTTTTCTTAAGTGATCAGGAACTCATCGAATATGTCCAACAGATTGTAGGGCTTTCCGCTATCGGCAAGGTCTATATGGAAGCCCTGATTATTTCCTATGGAGAAGGTTCGAACGGCAAGTCGACCTTTTGGAACTCCATTGCCAAGGTGCTGGGAAACTACAGCGGCACAATCTCGGCAGATGCCTTGACGGTCGGATGCAGAAGAAATGTAAAGCCTGAGATTGCTGAGTTGAAAGGAAAACGGCTGGTCATAGCGGCGGAGCTTGAAGAAGGCATGCGGCTTAATACTTCCGTCATCAAACAGCTTTGTTCTACAGACCTTGTCTCCGGCGAAAAGAAATATAAAGACCCTTTCAAATTTACACCGACGCATACCCTTGTCCTTTATACGAACCATCTCCCCAAAGTTGGGGCGAATGATGACGGTACTTGGCGAAGGCTCATCGTCATTCCCTTTCAGGCCAAGATCAAGGGTAAGGCGGATATCAAAAACTATGCGGACTATCTGGTGGAACATGCGGGCGGAGCGATTCTTACCTGGATTATAGAGGGCGCGAGAAAAGCCATCGATAAAGACTTCAAAATCCCCATTCCGAAATGTGTGGCTGATGCCATTCATAGATACCGGGAGAATAACGACTGGCTCTCAGGCTTTCTCGAGGAATGCTGTGAGATTGATCCATCATATACGCAAAAGTCGGGTGAGTTTTACCAGGATTACCGGGCCTATTGCCAGAGAACAGGCGAATGGACGAGAAGCACGGCGGACTTTTATACAGCCCTTCAAATTGAAGGCTATGAACGGAAGAAAACGAAAGCCGGAATGGTGGTTTTAGGGCTTCGTTTAAAGTCCGAATTTATGGACTAAAAGTCAAAAGGTGCAGGTCGGTGCAGGTCTTTGTATAAAACCCCTTTAGGGCGAAAATTTTAGGTCAAAAATTCTATATAGAGAAGTTTATTAGATGACTTGCACCGACCTGCACCCTCTCGAAGAAAAGACTGAAATATCAACGTTTGACGGAGGGAATAAAAATGCTTGAAAAACAGATAGAACATAAATTATTGACGGAAACCAGTGAAAGATCCGGGCTTTGCTTAAAGTTCGTCTCTCCCGGCTGGAACGGGGTGCCGGACAGACTCATCCTTCTTCCCGGAGGAAGGATGGGATTTGTGGAAGTAAAGAAACCCGGCAGAAGTCCCGGGGCCTTGCAGCTTCAAAGGCACAAACAAATCAGGAACTTGGGCTTTCAGGTTTTTGTCTTGGACGATCCGGGAGATATCGGAGGGATACTTAATGCAATACAAGGCTCATGATTATCAGGAATATACCAAAGAGCAAATCATCAAGAAAAAGGCTTGCGGTCTTTTCCTAGAGCCCGGACTTGGGAAGACGGTCATCACGCTTTCCGCCATTTGGGAATTGATGTTTGACTACTTTGAAATTTCTAAAGTCCTCGTCATTGCCCCGCTTCGTGTGGCGGAGAATACCTGGACGGAGGAGCTTGAAAAATGGGATCATCTGACCTTTCTTCGAATCTCCAAGGTTTTGGGCAGTGAAAAGGAAAGAATCGAGGCTCTTAAAACCCCTGCCGATATCTATGTGATTAACAGGGAGAATGTCGCCTGGCTTTGTAAGCTTTGCGACTGGGACTTTGACATGCTGGTGATTGATGAGCTTTCGAGCTTTAAAAATCCGTCCAGCAAACGCTTTAAGGCACTTCGGAAAAAGCGTCCCGGCTTTGACCGGGTAGTAGGCCTTACGGGAACACCCTCGACCAATGGACTGATGGATTTATGGTCGGAGATTTATCTTTTGGATCAGGGCAAGCGTCTCGGGAAAACAATCGGAAGCTACCGAGCTGATTTCTTTGTTCCTGACCGAATGAACGGCTATATCGTCTATTCCTATAAGCCCCGTTCCGGTGCAGAGAAGTTTATTTACAGTCTTTTATCCGGTCTATGCGTTTCTATGAAAAGTTGCGATTTTCTCAAGATGCCGGAAAGACTGGAGCGGGATGTGAAGATAAAACTTTCGGATACAGCAAAGAACATCTATACAGAGATGGAGCGTGAGATGGTGGCGGAGTTAATGGACAAAACCATTGATGCTGTAAATGCTGCCGTCCTTACTAATAAACTCATCCAGATGGCATCGGGAGCTGTCTATGACAACCAAGGAAGCATCGCAGAGCTTCATTCATCCAAGCTTGATGCCCTGGAAGACCTCATCGAAGCGGCAAACGGCAAGCCCGTTCTTATCTATTACAACTATCGCCATGAGCGAAGCCGGATAAAAGAGCGTCTCAAGGAAACAGTGGAAATTAAAACACCTGAAGACTTTAAGGCTTGGAACAAAGGCGAGATCTCAATCGCTATTGCTCACCCCGCATCAATGGGGCATGGTCTTAATCTCCAACACGGCGGCTCTACCGTGATCTGGTTTTCCCTTCCCTGGTCGCTGGAGCTTTACAGTCAGGCCAATGCCAGACTTTGGAGGCAGGGACAAAAGGATACGGTTGTCATCTTCCGGCTTCTTGCCGAGGGTACGATTGACCGAGATGTGGCTAAAGCCTTAGAGAAAAAGGACATCACGCAGGAAGATTTAATGCAGGCGGTGAAAGCGAGGGTGACGGATGGATAGCGTAAAGAAAGTCAAAGAAATGCTTAAATGTTACCCCGAGAACGCCAAAAGGATGAAAGAACTGGAACAGGAAATGGCACAGTTTATTCCCATTACGGCAAGCGAGGTTTTGGAGATGCTGACCTTTCCCGGAAAGACCGGCGATGAAGTCAGAGTACAAAAACAGCGCTCCAATAACCGCATCTTTTACATCGCCACTTCTTACCGCAGGCTTGCCTGGCTCATCAATCACAAGGCGGAAAGAGAGATGACGGAGGAATACGAAAAGGCTGCCAAGGAAGTGGAATTTATCCGCTATGCCATTCGTGTCTTGCCGCGCTTTTACCGAGACCTGATGACTTATGACATTTTGGAAGGCAGACGCTGGGGCGAGGTCTGTGAACGCTTTTCTTTAAGCGGTGTAGAGTTTTTAAGAAAGAAAGAGAAAGCTACCCTGCGAATGGCAAAGACCCTGGAAAGACAATACCAATACTTCGGTTTTCGGAAGGAGGAATTATGTGATGATAATTGAGACAATGCTTGAAAACTATGAGCTTTATAAAAATGAACTGGAAGCGGATTTGTATCTCTTGCAGACAATGCTTCAGCAGAATATGCCGGAGCCGTCGGGCGACACGCTAGAACTTGGAGGAGTCTTAAAACACTTAAAAGGCTGTGCCGACTTTGTCAACGATGCGGCCGTTGATCATAGACTGAAGCACGCTGAGATGCGCTTTCGTCAGCTTTCCTATTTGGACTGGCTTATACGATCAAGGGCAAGTGAGGAGCAGGAAGTCATCAAGGCTTTGTGGCTGGACAGGCTTTCTCTTTCCGAAGCAGCCGACAGGTTTTATGTCAGCAAGAGTTCCATGTACAGGAAGAAGCGGGAGGTGCTAAGCGCCTTGGAAGCTGCTTTTTCATCCGACCGAACCGCTCAGACACTTTGGAACGAAATGGAACAAACAGAAACGATTTGATAATGCTTTGTAACTAAAGACCCTGATACTATTAAGCTAGCAAAAAAGTAAGGAGACCTGTGGCGAGTGCTGCAGGTTTTTTTATGCGGGAGGTGTCTCATGCCAAGAAAACCGAAGCGCCCCTGTTCTTATCCCGGCTGTCCCGAGCTTGTTGAGGGAAGATTTTGTAAGAAGCATGAGCAGGAGGAAGCAAGACGATACGAAAAATACCAAAGGGATCCAGAGACAAGAAGACGCTACGGCAGAGCTTGGAAACGCATCCGTGACCGCTACATCAAGGCTCACCCTTTGTGTGAGGAGTGCAAACGAAATGGGAAGCTCACTCCCTCAGAAGAAGTTCATCACATCATTCCTTTGTCCGAAGGTGGAACAAATAAACAAAAAAACTTGATGGCTCTTTGTAAGTCCTGCCATTCGAGAATCCATGCTGAACGTGGCGACAGGTGGAGCTGACTTAGGTAGGGGGATCTCAATCTCTGCGGAGGATTTTCCGAGCAACGGGCGGTGGGTCACGCGCGAAAAAAGTTCAATTCAAACGGGGGATTAAACCCCTTTTTTATTTTATACGGAAAGGAGGTGCCTTGTGGCAAGAGACGGAACCTACAGAGGCGGCCGACGTGTAAAGGCCGGCAGCAAGCCGGACCCTCTCGTTGATAAGATTGCCGCTGGAAAAGAAGCAAATATTTTAGAAACACACGATTTTGATCCGGATGCCCTTTTTGCTCCGGATGAGCCTAAAGGCATCTCGGATTTATATGGTGAAGACATGCCCGAGCCGTCGGACTACCTTTCCGCAAGGCAAAAGGACGGGAAACCTTTAGGTGCGGACGAGATCTATGAAGAAACCTGGCTCTGGTTAAAAGAAAGACGCTGCGAAAAGCTCGTGAACCCCAGGCTCATTGAATCTTACGCTCAGGCCTTCGCACGTTTCATTCAATGCGAGGAAGCAATCAGCACCTATGGCCTTTTAGGAAAACATCCGACCACCGGCGGCGCAATAGCAAGTCCCTTTGTTTCGATGAGCCAGAACTTTCAGAAACAGGCAAATCTCATCTGGTATGAGATTTTTGACATCGTGAAGCAAAACACAACGACCGCATTTATCTCCACTCCTCAAGACGACATGATGGAGTGGCTCCTGCGAAAGAAAAAGGAATGACCGACGAACTGACTTTCCGAGTAGTTAAGGCGGGTTCAAATACACATTATCGAAACGGAGGAAAATCAAGATGAAACACTATAAAACAGCGGAGTCTGTGACCAAGGGGCACCCGGACAAGCTTTGTGATTATATCGCCGACAGCATACTTGACAGCTACCTGCAAAAAGATCCCGAGTCCCGAGTCGCTGTGGAAGTCATGGCAACTAAGGGACTCATTTTAGTTGCGGGAGAAGTAACAAGTACGGCAAAAGTACATATCCGAAAAGTTGTAAAATACACGCTTCGCTCTGCCGGATATACACCTTCGGAATTTCGCATCAAGGTGCGGCTTCATAAGCAAAGCCCCGATATCGCCCGTGGCGTAAACCGTTCGGAAGACCTGCTCGGTGCAGGCGATCAGGGAATCGTCTACGGTTATGCGACGGATGAAACGCCCGGCTTTCTTCCTTTGGCTTTGGTGCTGGCAAGAAGGCTCACATCAAGACTTGAAGAAGTACGAGAAAACAGTGTCGTTTCAGGGCTGAAGCCCGACGGAAAATGTCTTGTGACCGTGGAGTACGAAGAANATGAAGCTTCAAGAATCCACTCGGTGGTGCTTTCTACCCAGCATGATGAATCCATCACGACAGACGATTTACGGAAGGCCATACTGAAGCAAGTCATCCATCCGGTGGCTTAATAACATTCTTCCCTTTGACGAAGAAGATATCCTCATCAATCCAACGGGGCGCTTTGTTATAGGCGGACCTGCGGCAGACACCGGGCTTACCGGAAGAAAACTCGCTGTCGATACCTATGGAGGGCTTTCCAAGCACGGCGGCGGAGCTTTTTCCGGTAAAGACCCTACTAAGGTGGACAGGTCGGGAGCTTACATGGCGCGGCTCATTGCGCGCAGTGTTGTGTCTGCAGGATTGGCAAAAGAATGTGAAGTTTCCATAGCCTATGCCATCGGCAAGCCCGATCCTCTCTACTGGGACATCGACTGCTTCGGTACGGAGAAAAAGGATCTTGAAACTATCAAGGAACAATGCGAGACGCTTTTCCCCTTGTCCGTCTTGCCTATGATTCAGTATCTCCGTCTCAGGCGTGGAACATATGCTCCCCTTGCTGTTAAAGGGCACTTCGGTGACGGCAGGCTGCCTTGGGAAAATGACCTGGCAGGTCTTTTGCTTCATACGGGGGTGAGTCTATGAAAATGACAGAACATTTCGAGAAAGTCCCCATCGATAAACTCGTCCCATATGCGAGGAATGCCAGGACGCACAGCAAGGAGCAAATTCTGCAGCTTAGAAGTTCTATCCGTGAGTTCGGATTCATCAATCCCTGCTTGATTGACAAGGATTACAACATCTTGGCAGGGCATGGCCGGGTTCTAGCCGCCAAAGAAGAAGGTTTGACGGAAGCTTCCCTGTGTATTTGTGGAACATCTGACCGAAGCGCAAAAGCGCGCCTATATTTTGGCAGACAACAGGCTTGCATTAAATGCCGGCTGGGATGAAGATATGCTTTCAATAGAACTTTCTGAACTAGAAGGAGCGGACTTTGACCTTGATCTTTTAGGTTTTACAGACGCCGAGCTTCATAAGCTCTTAGGTGAAATCGAAACGGAAGAAGACGACTTCGACCTGACTGCCGCTTTGGAGGAAGCAAGCTTTGTGAAGGCGGGCGATGTCTGGACGGTCGGAAAGCATCGGCTTATTTGCGGTGACGCAACAAAACGTGAAGATGTCCAAAAGCTCATGGACGGAAAAAAAGCGAACCTGATCCTGACCGATCCGCCCTATGCTGTGAGTTATGAGAGTGCATCTGGCCTATCCATTAAAAACGACAATCTTAAAGCGGATGAGTTCTACAACTTTCTCCTAAGTTCTTTCAAGAACATGATTGAAGTTTCAGAAGCCGGAGCATCCGCTTATGTCTTTCATGCGGACACGGAAGGCCTCACTTTCAGAAAAGCTTTTGAAGATGCCGGTTTTCATTTGTCCGGTGTCTGCATCTGGGCAAAAGACTCGCTGGTTCTCGGAAGGTCACCTTACCAGTGGTCGCATGAGCCGATTCTCTTTGGCTGGAATAAAAAAGGAAGCACAAGTGGTATGCGGGCCGTGCGGAAAAGACAGTCTGGCAGTTTGACAAGCCTAAGAAGAACGAGAACCATCCGACCTCAAAGCCGATTGACCTTTTAA